TCATTTCCTTCAGTGACATCATCGGAAACGACCTCTAAATAGTAGTCAAAAATGAATGGATGCGTGGTCACTTCACTTGAGACGAACTGGTAGTTAATTTTGTACCTTTGTGTGTTTAACGTTGTGGTCGCAGAAGATCCAGTGCGAGCAATGTAACTTCTGGTTTTCAGCTGAACAATGAAATCAATCGAACCAATTGCACTAGCATCATTAACAATTTCATGCTCACCACGAACTGTTAACCGCCACCTCCCGACAGGCAGGCGGATGCCGTAAATTGACCCAATATCATCTATTACCAATCTGTGAGGGTTGACTAATATGGTGTCACCCGATTTAAATAAGAGGTTAGTTGCAGCTCCAGCGTACCCAGGATTGACATTTCCGCTTGTGACCATATCAGTGATACCGAACGCGCGAGGGAGGTTTAATTTAGGCTCGAAGAATCGAATCCTATAATCGCACCATACCTTGCCGGAGACAGCGCTAGTGGGTAAGCCGCTGCCCTTAATCAGTAACTGACATGCATCAAAGTTTTCCAAGTCAGCTATAGGAACAGGATCTGATAAAACCATCTTTCGATCACCGGAACTCATGATTGCCTTGGTGTCACCCTTAGCTTTCACGGTATCCCAAGCAGGCGTAGTGACCGCCCCCTTGTTGGTGGAAATGTGCTTCTCGACTTCATCAGAGGTCATGAACCCATAGTCTGGATCGTCGTTAACATCGTAGTCCAATGCTAACATAACAGAGCCTGCTGTGTCGGTTGGAACCTGTGGATGATATTCAAAATCTAACTTTTCGACGACATACTGGGTAAACCCAGCTGCCTCCTGGGACAACAACTCGAAAATTGTATCACCAGGATTAACTAAAATCTTCTCAAGAAAATCAGCCGTTCCATTACCGCCAACAGCAGCAATTAACTCCTTATTTGAGACCACAAAACTCTCAGCAAAATCCCACGCTGCCTTACCAGCATTTACGACTCCCATGATCGGGCCCAAACTAATGTTCTTGGTGAACTTAGCAGAAGGGGCCTGGACAACCTGGGTTGTCTTACCTTTCTTCTTCTGCTTTTCGTTTGGTTTGGATTTTACTTCTCTAAGTGGTTGCTTAGATTTGAGCCTGTTGGCCTTACTCTTAAGCTCGTTTTTACGGCGCTCAAGAGCCATGACCCTTTGAAATTCCCCGGTTGAGTGCTCGGAGGGGAGGTACATCATGCGACGAGTTTTTCCAATGGAATAACCGTGCACAAAATGCCCCCTTTTCATAAGGCCGACCGCAGCAAGATCTCTTGATGTTGGAGCGGAATTAAGACTGGAGTGTGATGTGCAGTCCGACACATTGGGGTCTTCGATGGCGGACCCCTCGCCAACCTTCTGAGAAGGATTTAAGGAAATAAACTGAGCCTCTATGCTACTTGTTTTATTGATGTGTGAATTCATATTTGTAATGGGTACCCGAATATGAGACGGGGACTGTTCATCTGGAGGCTAAAAGGACCGTGCAGTCTCTTGGCATTTTGTTTAGCGTGGAAAATTTTAAAGGTAGGGACCCCAACCACTTTGGCCCCCTGGGAAGCAGGATGGAGAGGATAGATTACTCAACCGTGAACCAGTATCACCTATCACACTCCAACTCCAGCCTGCAGGGACTCCAGACCCATTTTATTTTAGGATAATCTCCCCCGGCGCCACCCGGGCTATCTAGTCCCAAACTAGAGAGCAGCGATTAAGTCGCCAACTTTGGGAACAATCTTAACACCTTCCCAGCGGGGGACAATTCCATCATATTGTCGCTCCAGCGCTAGTTGAGTGTCAGGACTGATCCCGAAAGCACGAAAGAATGAAGAACGGGTTTCAGGGCAAGGTGGTTTTCCACGGGGTTTCATTCCTCTTGCGAGGAACTGCATCCCAGTTTCCATTGCGATTTCTCGCTCCTTCCCTTTCTTGTTGATCATGTCAGCTTTTGTAGTATCCCTCATTAATGCTTGATAGAAACTTCCCATTACTGGGACATCGTCAGCTAAGGCCATCCCACACAAGCCAATAGCACGACGATAAAATTTCCAGTCTCTAATGTTATTTACTGGTTTAATACTCAAGGTATCCTTGGTAATTACCACACGCGGATCACGGACCATGCGATAATCTCCGTTAACAAACACGGGGTTCGTTTGACAGAAGGACACCTCTTCGAGAGTGTACACGGGGGTTTCCACCACCCAATACATCCCAAACTGCCGCATCCAGGCAGGGAGACCGTCGAATAAATGAAGGTTTTCTGTTTCGGTAATAAAGACACAATCATCACCATTGTTCTTAAGGGCAACTTCGTCGACCGTGAGACCCACAGATTCGATATATGCTAGCATTAAAAGACACGCTAACAAAATGTTACCCAAGGAGGTATTCATATCACCTGACATACGAGAACCCCCCACGACATATTTGATTGACCCATTTTCACATCTTGCAAATCCCTTATTGTCAAGTTGCCACTTTAGTAGCCTCCTTAACTCCGGTGATTGGAACAAACTATTATAAACAGTATGCTCAAATTGTAAAAGTGGAATAGTAACAGATTGGTCAAACCTGCTAGCATCCAAACTAATCCATACCGGCTTAATGAATCTTTCAGACGTTACTTTAAATGACCTGCCGACTTCATCAGCATTTAGGCCTTTCATAACTGTCGCATCCTTCCATAACTTGTCTATTGCGCCACAAAGCATCTTCTCAGACGCTTTGATGTATCTACCTACACTTAGATTGTACCGTGCGGACCTAGGCTGTATGACCCTGGGAGTCGGGTCAGCCCCTTCGTCAGCGAGTTTGATCTTCTCAGCTTTAACGAAGGTATTTAAATAGGCATCTTTACGGCACACGGGGTCGGTTTCCAAACTCACCCTCGCTTGCTCGTATACAAATCGTTTGCGAGACACATAACAATCAACGAATTCCTCCGCTGAGTATGGTTTGACATAATTTGTACATCTAAGTAAGCGATTGCGGTATGGCCCCAGCGTATTAAACACGAAGTCCCTATCGGGTATCGGTTGACGGACTAACACACTGGGATCCTCAGGCAGTTTACGAAAGTAAACCCGCTCGAGAATTCCCCTAAGGCAGGTATCTACATCGGCATTATGGACAGCAAAATAACTCCTCACACCTATTGATGCGAGTGAGGAGAGCTTCCTAACTTTAAAGCCCTGATTGAGTCTGTGGATTTCCACCTCTTCACCAGGCCGCAGTTGCAATCCTAAAATTGTTTGTTCAACTTGCGACTTTGTTGAAGTCCCACAAACCTTCTCAAGGCCGTATCAGTTGGAAGGACGGGTGTATTCAGCCATTCGATCGTGAAGCGTACTCGTATCAGTATCTTCCCCTCTCCACACATTGAGGGCATATCGCACGTATGATACTAATTGGTACAAGCGGTTGTAACTCATCACTTGGGACTGAGCAACCTGCTTCTTGGTCGGAACAAAAATGGCATTGAGGATCCGGTCAGTGATATCCACGAGGTGTTTGCCTCTGATATCTGGTCTAAAAGATCTAACCGAACGATATATTAGTCTACGGTACACTAATATATTGGCTTGAGTATAGGTAGGAACCCCATACTCTGCCTGGATCTCAGATATTATAAATTTCATAAAATTGGTAGGCCTACGACTGTCATAATCGGCGATTCCAGTCTTTTTATCAACCAGAATCAAGCCTTTCCTACTTACAATATGTAATGCATCCAAGCGAGCCTCCTCCACCCGCTGCAGCTTTAACATCCTCCAACCGTACAGTCGGAGAAATAAGATGGTACCAGTTATCCCAAGCAAAGCTGCACCTTTTGCATGGGGAAAACGATCACTAGCACCACCAGCAACACCAGACAAGATCCTTGAGGCTGCGATTGTTGAACGGACAATCACATCTGCCGAAAGGTATCCTATCTGTGTTGGAGTCTTATACAACATCTCTTTTAACGAAGACATTGCCAGGATAAATC